AACCATGGCAATCGCAATCACCGTCAAGCACAGAGACGGCTCGGAGTCAAAGACGAAAGTCTGGGCCTCGACCGAAGTTGCGTTCGAAGAAAAGTTCGGCATCGCCTGGACAGAAGCCTTCACAGAAGACCACCCAAAACAGACATATCTCTACTTTGCCGCATACCACTCAATCCACGAAGCCGGCAACACCGGACTCTCGTTCGAGATGTGGATGAAGAATGTCGACGAAGTACAACCACACATAGCCGATACCCCTTTTTCGGACCAGGTAGCACCACATGGCTCATCGGAGTTATCTCAGTAAAGACAGGCATCAGCCCACTCGACCTAATGAAAACACCGTCGACGATTCTGAATGTTATGGCCGAGCAAATATGGCCTAAGGCCAACATCAACACAGGAGAGAACGCATGGCAGGGACTGGACAATATGGTTTCCGACTAGACAGCGGACAAGGCAAGCAAGGCATCGAAGGCCTGGCAGAAGTGAACAAAGCTCTCCGCAGTATGTCCAAAGAGACTCGAGACTCAATGAAGGCAACGCACAAACGCGCCGCCGAAATCGTCATCCAGGGAGCCAAGAGGTTCGTCCCCGTTGTCTCTGGCAAGCTCGCCGCATCTATCCGTGACGGCTCAACTCAAAGAATGGGCCGCGTCCGTGTCGGCTCAGCATCCGTCCCCTACGCAGGTCCTATCCACTTCGGATGGCCCGCTAGGAAGATAAAGCCTCAACCGTTCATCTACGACGCTCTCGATGGCCGTAGGAACGAAGTAGCGGCCGTGTATGCAAAGCGCATAGATGAGCTAACTGTGAAGTATTTTAGGTAGTTATGTCGAAGGCAATAAATGTAGTAGTCACAGGAAACGCAGCTCCTCTCCGTAAAGCACTTGCCGGCGCGTCCAACGACCTCAATAGTTTCGGCACTAAAGCCGCGGCATCAGCGAAAAAAGGAGCTCTAGCCCTCGCAGCAATGGGAACCGCCGCGACAGTAGTGGCTCTGAAATGGACAAAGATGGCAGAACTAGCCGCCATTGCTGACCAACGCATCGTCGCCATTGCCCGCACCATGGGACTATTCGGTGCCAACACAGTCAGCGTCACCAAGCGAATCTCTGACTACGCAGACGCACTCGAACGCGAAACAGGCGTCACCGCTGAAACAATCAAAGCCGCCCAAGCCAAGCTCCTCACATTCCGCCAGCTCGCAATGACCGCCGATGTCGCCGGCGCAGCCTTCGACCGCGCCACCCAGGCAGCCGTCGACATGGCCGCCGCAGGATTCGGCGAAGCCACAACCAACGCCGTCCAGCTCGGAAAGGCACTCGAGGACCCAATCAAAGGCGTTAACAGCCTCCGACGCTCCGGAATCACATTTACCGAATCCGAAAAAGCAAAACTTGCCGTCCTAGTTCAGACCAACCGCATCCACGACGCACAAAGAGTCATCCTCACCGCCATCGAAACCCAAGTCAAAGGCACCGCAGAAGCTACGGCCGTCTCAACGATGCGAATGAAAAACGGCTTCGGAGAAATCACAGACGCAATCGGGACACGACTTCTCCCAATAATGAATGCCTTTGCGGACTCAGTAGTTGCCATCGGTGAGAAAGCAACACTCGAGGGACTTGGCGCAGCCTTTGAGGAGTTCGGCCGCCAAGCATCCAGCACCCTTGACAAAGTCAACAAAAAACTCGGCGATATGTTCCACGCAACCGACGGCACAGTCAACGGATTCGGACGCCTCCGAAATATGTTCACACGCGCCACAAACGCCGGAATCCTTCTTGGCAACGCTTCGTCTCGAATAGGTGGTGCATTAGGAATAACAAACGGCAAAACCATCAAACACATCGACACTCTTAGCGCATACACAGACGCACAAAAGAAAGTCATCGCCAACGACAAACAAGGAGCCATCAACCGCGCCGTCCTTAACAAAATAAATCAAGAGGGAATAGATGCCCTCAAAAAAGAAACCAAAGACAAAGAAGCGGGAGCAGCAGCAGCATCAGCAGCGGCCACAAAACGAGCAGACATAGCAAAGACGGCAGCAGCCAAAGAGAAAGCCAATTTCCAGACATTCAAGGACAACCTCACCGCGGCCAAAGATGCCATCCGGTCTTATGTCGCCGGTATCGCCTCAGCAATCTCAAGCAATGTGTCACTCTCGGCCTCCTTTAGCGAAGCAAGCAACAGCCAAGCCGAAACCACAGAAAATCTGAATACAGCACTCAGAGAACGCAAAGACGCCTATCAAGAGCTCCGCGAAGTACAAATCGCAGGGAACCCAATCGCCTACGCAGACGCCCTAGACAAAGTCGCAGCAGCCGAAAACAATGTCAAGAAAGCTCAAGAAGTCAAACCCAAGGACTACCTCAGCATCTTCAAAACGCAAATCCAAGCGGCCAAAGACTTCGGCGGATACCTCAAAACACTTATCTCAGGCGGACAGATGAGTCCCGCAGCCATCCAGCAGATACTCGACCTCGGACCCGTAGCCGGAGCAGTCGTAGCGAAAGACATGATAAGCGGCACCTCTGGACTCACCGCAGCGGGACTATCAGCAGACCTCGCCGATGTCTCAGCAGCCGGAACAGCCGCCGGAATGGCCACGCCAGGATTCGCGGCCACCCTTGGCGGTACAGCAGTCGACGGCGCAGGGACCGGAAACTTCTACATCACCATCGAAGCCGGCCTTGGCGACCCGACCGCCATTGCACAATCCGTCACCGCAGTCCTCCAGACATACGGCGAAAAAATTGGTGGCGTACCAATCAAAGTCAAAACACCAAAAGCAGCTCCCGCTAAAAAACCAAAACAGAAAAAGAAGTAGGCCATGGCCTATCCAGTCGTCAAAGTCGAAATCGCGTTCACTCAGGGACCCTATGTGGCGTCGCCTACCTGGACCGATGTGACTAGCTATGTCCGTGAAATCAGCATCAGACGCGGACGCTCAGACGAGTTTCAAGACTTCGACGCCGGCACCGCATCGCTCACACTTGACAACCGGACCCGAATCTTTGACCCGACTCTCACCACAGGCACCTACTACGGAAACCTTGTCCCGCGTCGCCAAATCCAAATCACCGCCACAAATAACGGCACCGTCTATCCGGTCTACCGCGGATACATCAGCGGATGGCCCATGTCCATCACAGATGCCGGCTTCGACGCCACAGTCACGCTCGAATGTTACGACGCTCTCGGGCTCCTAGCCAATGAGGAACTCCCAGACGACCTCGCCGACTTCTACATCCGCAGCCTCTCACCGCGCCACTATTGGCCACTAACGGACCCAATCGACCCACAAAACTATTCAAGCCAACGCCTTCAAGACTTCGGCAACAGCCCTCAGCCGTTGTCATGCGCGGCAGGCCTTCGAACCTCCAACGCGCCAGGCCTCGCCTCTGGACTCGCTAATTGCTCCAACTCAGTCTCACAATCTGACTATGCCGCCGGATGGAGCTTCACAAGCACAGCAAGAACAGCTCCCGCGGGAATCGTTGCCACCTTCTGGAAACTCCCAGGAGCAGACAGCATCCAATGGTGCTCATACGATGCCGGATTCACAGTCAATGTCTTCTACAACCTCGGGACAAACACTTTGACCCTAGACACATACGACGGAACAAACCGGCGCAACTACACCGGACTAGCCACCTATCTAGACATGACGCAACCGCACTTCGTCGAGATAGCAACGCGAAAGCCTCGAGGGATATTGTCTACGGATGTCGGCGTATCTATCGACGGACAACCTATTTCAATGGTCTACCAAAGCACAACGGCCAACACGACGGCGTCTATTGAAGATTGTGAGATAGGCGTTGGCCGGACACAACAGTTCTCTATCTTTGCGGACCCGCCAAGCGGATACATCTACCAAATCGACAGCACCCAAGCCAACACAATCCAGCAACTCTCGCTCGGATATGTAACCGAATCATCCGGCGCACGATTCGACCGGCTAATCGGCTACACAGACTTTCCAACAGCCCTCACATCTAAATCCTCCAACCTCGTCGCAACAGTCACGGAAATCTCAGACGGCGGACCAACTGTGGTATCTGAACTTCAAATCCTTAGCGACTCCGAAGGCGGGAGCCTCTATGTGTCTAAGTCTGGCGTCATAACTCTCACGGCTCGCTACGACTTCACCCTTGGACGCTCAGCTACCAGCCAAGCAACCTTCGGAACAGGCGGCATCGGTATAGGGACCAACATTGACTACCACCTCACAGCCGAAAACCTACGCAATGAGCTCACCATGGGATTCTCCGGCAACGGCTCAATAGATGTCAGAGACGCCACCTCAATCGCCGCTATTGGAACTTGTGGCGGCTCCTGGCCAACACAACTATCCACACAATCAGACGCACAAACACTCGGAACCCTTCTCCTCACCTTTACCAGCTCACCCAAACTGATTATCTCCCCCTATGAAGTCAATGTCGAAGCATCGACCGCCTCCTGGGACGCGGTGCTCAGCCTGGAACTTCTAGACCGGATAACGCTCAACATTCCTCAAAAGACCGGCGCAAACACCACCGCGCTACAGCTGCTCCAATCCATCGAACACAAAATCACACCCTCCCAATGGTCAACCACCCTCAATGGTTCGGTCAGATACACAAACCTATTCGTCATCGGAACTAGCGTTCTCGGTGGCGAAGACATACTTACCTAAAAGGAATTAAAACATGGCCGTCAAGACCTTCACCAACGAAACCCTCTCGGCTTCGGATACAAACGCATATCTCGCCAACTCAGGCCTCGTATATGTCAAGGGACAAACCATAGGGAACGGAGTGACATCTCAAGTCATTAGTTCATGTTTCAGCGGAACATACGACGCATATCGTGTCGTAATAAGCAATATGATTATGAGCGACACAACATATGGCAATATTGTTCTCGTCAAAATGCACGATGGGACAAACCCGGCCAGTAGCGCATACAACTACGGCATCATCCGCGTCGACTTATCAAACGGTGTTGTCAGCGCACAATACGGAAGGTCACAAACCACCGGCGTAATCGTTGGGACAGGAACCGGAGACAAGTTCGGAATTGGATTCGATGTGATAAATCCCAACATCGCAAGTCACACTCTTTTCAACGGAATTGGGAACTGCAACGATACGACGGGATACGCCGGTTCCGGTTCAGGGATGCACCAAGCATCTACTAGCTACACAGGCCTACAACTTCTTGTCAATTCTGGAACAATGACAGGCGGAACCATCATCGTCTACGGATACAGATACGGAACAACATGACAAACCCACTAATCGGAATCGACGACCTAGTCCGCGAAATGACCGACGAAGAATACGCCGAACTACTTGAGTCCGGATGGACCATGGAGCCGAAAGAACCCGCCGAAAAATGATTCGCCGGCTCCTACCCCTAGTAGGAGTCATCTTTGCCCTAACCGCAGCACATCCCGCCCAGGCGTCGACCTCCGGACTCAAAGCCACCGGCTACATCATCGACCAGATACCACCCATCAAATCTGATTACGCCTACCCCACTTGCGGGACCGAAACCGAAAACAACATCAACCGCTCCTACGACGGCGAACCCTTCCAACAATGCCCCGATGACGGCTTCATGCTTCACTACGAAGGCTTCATCACTATCCCCGCCCACGACACGATTCAATTCTGGCTCGCAGCTGACGACGGCGGGACAATCAAAATCGGCCTCGACGAGTTCGGCACTTGGGACGACAAAGGATGCTCAGCAACCGAATCCGGCTATCTCAACCTCGAAGCAGAATCAGTACCGCTCGACTTTTGGTTCTACGAAAACGGCGGAGGAGCTTGCGCGATGCTCGCCTGGAACATCAACGACGAAGGATGGTCAATAGTTCCGGACGAAGCGTTCACGAGTCAAGCCGT